GTTTTAATTCCATCATATGATGCATCTGGTCAATTAAACTTTTACTCAACTCGTAGCATTTTTGAAGATGCTAAAATGAAATATGTAAACAGTTTTGGCTCAAAAGACATTATCGGATTTGAGATGTTTGTAGATTACAACCAACCGATTACATTAGTCGAAGGTGCATTTGATGCAATTTCGATTCGTAATAACGCTATTCCTTTGTTTGGAAAAACACTTTCAAATAAGTTGAAATCTGCGTTGATCAGTAATAAAGTACAAAGTGTTAATATTGTTTTGGACAATGATGCTTTATCAGACTCCATTAGAATAAGTGAGTTTTTGTTGAAGAACAGTATTGAAACAAAGTTGGTAAAACTTGATGGTAAAGATCCATCGGAAATCGGATTTGAAAAGACTTGGGAAGTTATAAATAACTCTCCCGTTTTAGATTTCGAATCTTTGTTTCGTTTGAAGATAAATTTATAAAATATATGATTACAAAACTAAATTGTGACGTTTCAAACTTTACGAATATTCTGCACGTGGCAGACATTCATATTTTGTTAACTAAACGTCATGCGGAATATACAGAGGTGTTCAAGAACCTATATAAGGCAATTGAAAAGACACCCGAGACCACTGCTATTTGTGTGGTGGGTGACGTGTTTCACAACAAGAGTGATCTTAGTCCTGAGTGCGTAGAAATTGCGTCTCAGTTTCTAAAAAACTTGGCAGATCGTCGTCCAACCATACTTACTGCTGGAAACCATGACGCAACTCTAACCAACAAAAACAGGTTGGATAGTTTGAGTCCTATTGTTAACGCTCTTAAACACCCAAATCTTTTTTATCTAAAGGATACTGGTGTGTATCAGTTGGGTGATATCTTGTTCAATAACTTCTCGGTATTTGATGAACATTCACCTGAGAATTATATTAAGTTTGAAAAGATTCCCAAGATTTATGTTAATAACACTTCTTATCATATTGGACTATATCATGGACCAGTTGATAGTGCTGTAACTGACATTGGGTATAAAGTTACGAGTAACACCAAAAACGAACTGTTTGATGGACATCAAATTATTTTGTTGGGTGATATTCATCGTCATCAGATTCTTCAGAACTATCACGTTATTGATGAAAAGATTCGTAAACCCGTGGTTGTGTATTCTGGTTCATTGATTCAACAGAACCATGGTGAAGAATTGAAAGGTCATGGGTTTGTTTATTGGGATTTGAAGACTCTCAAATTCAAACACGTTGAGGTAAAGAACGACCATGGATATTTTACTGTCGAGGTTAACAAAGGAACTTTGATTACCGATTTGACGGATATTCCAAAGAAAACCACGCTTCGAATCAAAGCATTTGAGTCGGTTGCAACTGAACTCAAGACGGTCATCTCACAGATTCGTGAACATACTGAGATTGTTGATATCAATTATCTACGTGTGGACCAGTTGGCCTCAAGTGTGAACAATTCAACGGTTCCAAATTTGAATATTCACGGTCTTTCAAATATTTCGTATCAGAACAAATTGATTGCGGAATATCTTCAAGATAAACATACTAATATTCCTGACTCTTTGATTCGTGAGGTTGAAAAGATCAACAAGGAGTTGAATGATCAAATTGTCAAGGATTTAACCGCTAAGAATATTCGATGGAAGCCAAAACGGTTTGAGTTTGATAATATGTTCAGTTACGGCGAAGGTAATGTAATTGATTTTAGCAAAATGAAAGACGTTGTGGGACTATTTGCTGCAAACGCAAGTGGCAAATCCAGTATTCTTTCGGCATTATCCTTTTGTATATTTGACAAGTGTGATCGTGCTTTTAAAGCCGTTCACGTAATGAATACACAAAAGATGTCGTTCAAGTGTAAGTTTAACTTTGAAATTGATAAGGTTGATTACTTTATTGAACGTATTGGTCACGCTGATAAAAAAGGAAGCGTCAAGGTTGATGTACGTTTTTGGAAAGAAGAAAAGGGTCAAGTAATTGAACTCAACGGTGAAGCACGTCGTAATACTAACGATTTGATTCGTGATTATGTTGGAACTTATGATGACTTTATTTTAACTGTATTGAGTATTCAGAACAGTAAGACTGGTTCTTTCATTGATCTTGGTCAGACTGAACGTAAGGATCTATTGGCACAGTTTATGGGACTTACTATATTTGATAAGTTGCACGGACTGGCAAATGACAAGATGCGTGAATGGGCAATCTTGATGAAGAACTTTGCCAAGACCGATTACAACGCAGAGTTGGAGACATTGACTACCAATATCAATAATGCTGAATCTGTTATTCGTTTAAAGGACGAAGAACTAAAAACATTAACGGATAGTCGTGAAGTTGAAAATGAGAAGATTGCTGAGACAACTAAGCAGTTGATCAAGGTGAATGTCACAACTACTGATATAAGTGGATTGGAAACACAACGTATTAATACCGACAGAAAAATCGTCAGTGAACAGTTGAAGTATGATACCGAGGTTCCCAACATTGAGAAGTTGAAGAATGACATCAAGCCAATCAATGACAAGGTTGAAAAGTTCAAGTCTGATGATATTGAGTCCAAGTATTCGGAGTATAATACTTTGAAATTGGAAGCGTCTAACATTGAAGGACAGTTGGAACGTAAGAAGTTGATTGTTACAAATAAGTTGGATAAGTTGAAGAAACTTGAAAACCACAAGTATGATCCAAATTGTACATTCTGTGTTAACAACGTGTTTGTTCAAGATGCAATCAAGACTAAAGAAGATCTTGAAAATGATAAGATTGAAGCTAAAGGTCTGATTGAAAAACTGACTACTGTGAAAAACAAGTTGGGTGTCGTTGAAACTGTTGCTAATCAATTTCAGGAGTATAGAAATCTTCTTAACAGTCTAACAACGTTAACCAAGAATATTTCTAATCTTGAAAATCTTCAATTACAACGTGAGAATACGATTGTAAAGGAAAAGAACTTGTTGGAATCGATTGAAGTTAAGATTAAAGAATATTATGATGCAAAGGACGCTATTGAATCGAATCTTAAGGTTCAAAAGGCGATTGATGACATTAAGGCAAACATTAAGAACATCGACTTTAACATTCGTAATGTTAACTCTAATATTACCGACACCAAGAGTAAGATCAACAATTGGACCTATCAGAAGTCTCAGATTGAAGCCAAGATTGCTGAAATGAAGGAGACTGAAAAGATTCATAATGCTTACACTTATTATGTGGATGCCGTTTCCAGAGATGGACTTCAGTATCAAATTATCTCTAAGGCGTTGCCTGGTATTGAATCTGAGGTTAACAACATACTTAATCAGATTGTTGAGTTTACCGTTTCGTTTCAGACTGATGGCAAGAACATTATGGCATACATTGTTTACGATGACAAGAAGTGGCCTTTGGAATTGGCAAGTGGGTTAGAGAAGTTTGTGAGTTCGTTGGCTATTAGAGTTGCGTTGATCAATGTATCCAATCTACCACGTCCTAACTTTATTGCTATTGATGAGGGGTTTGGATGTGCTGATAGTGATCATTTGTCTGCCATGGCTAATTTGTTCTCATTCTTGAAGAGTAATTTTGACTTTGTTTGGGTTGTTAGTCACTTGGATGTACTCAAAGACATGGTTGATACCCGTCTTGAGATCGTCAAAGATGCTGGGTTTTCACGGATTAATTTCCAGTGATTTCTATATGTATTGTTAATTACAATACATATGGCTTTAATATCAAATGCAAGAAATACCGGACAAAAGCTGAACTTATCTGATTTACGAGTCGATATTGAAGATAGTTCGTTTTTGTCCGAGTATTTTATATTATCGGAATACTCACCCAAGTTTACTGCTGGTAAGAATACTTTTTTGTTAAATGGGTCCGATAAACTTGCAGTTAATAGTCCTATTCAAATTGAGGTTTTAGACAGTCAGGGTCGGTCATTGTATGTTGAGGTGGCTAAGACCAACAACATCGCCTATAAGGAAGGTGGCGCGGTTAGAATATCGGTATACGTTTATAACGATACTCCTTATGGTGTTGGTAAAGTTATTATTGTTGGTCGTGAAAAGACAAACAAACTGATACGTTGGATTGGTAATATTCAAATCAATCCATCTGTACAAAATACATCGAAGGTCATATTTTATAAATCTCCCATATTGTCAGTAACATCGACTTTCGTTCCAATTACATCAGACAATTCTTCGGGGTATTTGACAGTTATTAATAATACTCCAATTACAACTTATGCGGTAACCCCCAAGAAAAATGATGATTATGGATTGTTTGATATCGGGTCAACTCCAATTGATTATCGTCTTACTTTTTTAGATGGTTCATTGGTTGTTTCATCTTCAATGAAAAACGCATTGGTAGATATCTATGCAACTAAATTGGATGGTGATATTGTAACCAGTTTAACATCATCAAACGTTATTACCGATGTATTGAGTGAAAACACGGTCAAGTTGAAGAACCCAATTTATTACGTCGATAATAAAAACAAGAAAATAATTTCAAATATTGTAGATGGTACTTTGTCTGCTAATATTACAAACGTTAAGTATGATGGTAGATTTATTACAAGTTCATCATACAATCAATCGGTTGCATTTGTAACATATACTAACCTAAAGACTTTTTCTGGTAACATTTATCGTCACAAATTGTATCGTAGAAGTTTAAGTGCAGCCGGTGATTTTGAGATTATTGCAGACGAACCTTTTGTTGATTCACAGGCTTTAGTAGATTCAGCCACACCAAACAGTTATTATAAAAGTCTAGGATCATTTCCAAACCCAACACATTTACATCACTATTGGTTTAGTAGTTCCAATACAATCAGTTTTACTAGAGATTCATCATATTTGATGGACGCAATGGTTATTACAAATAGCACTAATAATGAACAATACATTATTGTAAAAAATGATACCAATGGTGGAAGTGTTACACATGAATACACCCCATATGATCAAACTTCGGTGTTGAATGAATCTGGAATGGCATATGACAGTAACTTCATGCGGTTTTATCCAGATGTTACATATAAGTTTTCAGTCAGATCCAAAATTATCAAATCAGATACAACTCAACCTGCAAGTGTTAGTTTTTACATAACATCTTCTTTGATCAACGAAGTTAATGGTGATCCAAATTTTGATAATGTTCGTGGAGTTAAGGTCGGAGAAATTTATTTGGATGAACGGTCATCGTCGTTGTATCATCCAGACCCTCATACATTTTATAGTCGATTTGGTAAACAGTTTAATGGAACGATGGTAATATACACTAAAAATTGTGTATCCACATTATCTGACTTACAGTTATCGACATATTCGGAACCATCTTTTTCTCCTGAAATATTTACGTCTCGTATACCATTTCCTGTAACTGTTGCGGGTGAACAGTTTGAAATAAAATCAGAATTGTTTGATGTTAACTCTAATTTAGTATATTCTGATTTAAGAACGATCACGTCGTTTGATCCGTCTGGATCATCTTTGAATAAACTTATTCCCGGTGTTATTTCATCCGATACTACTAATGGGTTAAAAGTATTCAACTTGATTATTACCACCGAACAAACTAATCCAAAACAAGGTTTGTACATGTTAAACGCAGCTCGTTTCGAGTTTGATGTTAGTGGTAGTGGCGCACATACTGCAAACGATGCAACGTTTCATATTAAAAAAGGAACTGTAAGTATTAGTCCGCAGGCAGATGGTGGTATTGGTGGAAAAGTTTATATTAACCCAAGTACCGTATTGGAAATTAAACCAACGGCGGTGGGTAATATTAACAATGTTGATATTGGTCAAGATGGGACAAATCATAAAAAAGGCAAGTTTACTGATTTGGAAGCTACTGACTCCGCTACTGTTCCTACAACTACTGCACCTGCAACTGTTAGTGCGACTGTTACTAGTACAACATTGGCGTCAACTCCCGGTACCGTTGATGTGGTTTGTCCATTAAAAGCACCGGATGGCTGGTTATCGATCAATGGCAAGAGGGTGCCGTATTACAATTAATAATACAAAAACGACTTGTTGTATTATATTTATAGGACGATATGGTAAAACTCTCCGATTTTTTGGTTGAAGCTGCTGCGAATTCCAGTCAAAAAGACATGGAAAAAAATGAATTGCGGCTAGATAACACAATCAAGTATCTTCAAACCAAAAAGAAAGTGTTGTTGATTGGCACATCAAATCGTTGGGAAGGTCATAAGGACGATGAAGCAAAGTCAACTAAATTGGCTAAGTTAGTTTGTGAAAGATTGGGTAGTGATAAGTGTGAATTTATTGATGCAAGCAAACTCAATATTTTTGTATGTGAAGGAAATGTGTCATCCAAGTGGGGCAATCATTGTGGAGAAAAAGGTGCGGTGTTAAAAGATAAAGAAAAAGATCCAACTGGATATCATCGTTGTTGGGCAAGTATCAATAACAAATCAGATGAACTTTGGAAGATTAGCAAACCATTATTTGAGAGTGATGTAGTTTTATTTTTTACATCTATACGTTGGGGACAGACCAACAGTATTTATCAGAAACTAATAGAACGTTTGACGTGGATTGAAAACCGTCATTCAACCCTTGGTGAATCCAATATTGTTAAGAATATTGATGCTGGTGTTATTGCTATTGGTCAAAACTGGAATGGAAAAGATGTTACACAAACACAAAAAGCTGTACTGGAATTTTACGGATTTAATACTCCACAAGAGTTATTTTGGAACTGGCAATATACAGATAACGTCAGTGATGAAACCAAAAAATCATACTCGAAAGCTATTAAAGTTTTTGATGATACATTCATCGAATGAATAATTAAACAAATATAAGTTATGAAAAAAGCGTCAGGAAAAAGTAATTTGGCAATCGTTAGGGACTATCTCAATGGTGAACGTCCTTTTATTCAAGTTGGTTATACTGCAGATTCCGATTTTGCATCTCGTAAAGAGGGTGAAATTTGGGAGGACGTAAATGGTAAAAAGTGGATAAAGAAAAATGGCACCAAACGTGCTATTAACAATGTCAGTTCGTCTACGATTGAATCTACCAAACGTCATTGTAAAGATTGTAATATGGATATTCGGTGGGGCAATCGTTATGATGAAATTCTTTATAATAAGACCGGTCGTTGTCAAGAATGTCTTGCAAAGTTTGAAACCAAGTTACGTGTAGAAGGAAAGTATGATGATTATGAACAAAACAAACTATTGCGTAATCAATTGAGTCAAGCCAAAGAGTTTCGTACCAAGGTGCAGGAAAGTTTTGATTTTGTATCTTCTCATCAAAAGATATCGTTTCCAAACGGTGATGGAACTTTGGATGAATGGACGATTGAACGTAGAGAAAATATTTTGAAAGATCTGAAAGCCGATTTGAAAAAGATTGATAAACAGATTCTCAAGATTGAAAAGAAATTGGAGAAGTTAAGTCATGTCGAATGATCAAAAATCGTTAAGAGATATCATCAAGGCAGAATATAAAAAGTGTCTTGAAAACCCGATGTACTTTATGAAGAAGTACGTCAAGATTCAACATCCTAAACGAGGTACAATACCATTTGAATTATATCCTTTTCAAGATGATTCTCTACAGGAGATTATTGATAACGACTATAACATTATTTTAAAAAGTCGTCAGCTTGGTATTACCACATTGTGTAGTGCGTATAGTTTGTGGTTGATGGTATTTAATAGTGACAAAAATATTTTGTGTATCAGTATTACACAAGAAACATCTAAAGAAATTGTTACCCGTGTACGTTTTGCCAATGACAATCTTCCAAGTTGGTTGAAAGTTCCATGTGTCGAAGATAATCGTCTATCATTGCGTCTTAAGAATGGTTCACAAATTAAAGCCGTATCATCTTCTGGTACCGCTGGTCGTTCGGCCGCACTATCAATGTTGATTATTGACGAGGCCGCATTTATTGATAACATCGATGAAATTTGGACATCGGCACAATCGACACTATCAACTGGTGGTAAAGCAATCGTGTTATCAACACCAAACGGTGTTGGTAACTTTTTTCATAAAACTTGGGTAGAAGCTGAAGGTAAAAAGAATAAGTTTCACACGATACGTTTGCCATGGCATCTTCATCCTGAACGTGATCAAACTTGGAGAGATGAACAAACAAAATTGCTTGGTCCAAAGATGGCCGCACAAGAATGTGATTGTGACTTTGCTACATCAGGTAATACTGTAGTTGATGTGCCGATTCTTGATTTCTATAAACAGACAAAAGTACGTGCTCCTGTCGAAACTAGAGGTATGGATAAATTGTTGTGGTTGTGGGAATATCCAGACTATACACGTTCATATTTGGTATGTGCGGACGTTGCTCGTGGTGATGGAGGCGACTATAGTGCATTTCACGTAATTGATATTGAAAGTTTTACGCAGGTTGCGGAATACAAAGGACAAATTGGAACCAAAGATTATGGCAATATGTTGGTCAATGTTGCTACAGAATATAACAACGCCTTGTTGATTGTAGAAAATTTAAATATTGGTTGGGGCACAATTCAACAAATCTTGGATAGAAAATATCCTAATTTGTTTTATAGTAGTGCTGATTTAAAATATGTAGACGTGGAACATCAAATGACCAATCGAATCCATTCTGTCGAAAAGAAGATGACTCCGGGGTTTACTACAACATCTGTAACAAGACAGTTGATTATTTCACGATTAGAAAGTTATATGCGTGAAAAGACCATAAATATTCAGTCAACACGTACAATTGATGAATTGTATACGTTTATTTGGAATAATGGTAAAGCCGAGGCAATGAAGAATTACAATGATGATTTGGTAATGTCATTTGCAATTGGATTGTGGGTACGTGATACCGCTTTGAAATTACGTCAACAATCAATAGATATGACTCGTAATATGTTGGGTAGTATCAATAGATCTGAACAACAAAGCTCTCCTGTGTATACTACAAAAAACGCAAATGCACAACAGTCGTGGGAAATGCCTACCGGACTAAAAGATCAAAAAGAGAGTTTAACTTGGTTATTATAACGATCTTTCACTATTTATTTACGAAATATAATACAATTGTATGGCAGATCAACCGACAGATTTAAAGAGCAGATCACTATTTGCTCGTCTTAAGAGACTTTTCTCTACAGACGTTATTGTACGTAACGTTGGTGGTAAAAAGTTAAAGGTAGTAGATACCGATGAAGTAGCATACGCTACGGATAGAAACACACTACGTGACCGTTTTAATCGTATTCGTACTTCTGCGTACAATCAGTATAGTAGAGATTTCACCCTTAGTTATCAAGCCGCTCGTATCGAATTATTCAGAGATTATGATACGATGGACATGGATCCAATTCTTAGTTCTGCATTGGATATTTACGCGGATGAATCATTGACACGTAACGAAATGGGAGATGTTTTGGTGATCAATACACCAAATGATAATATCAAACAGATACTTCGTAACTTGTATTATGATATCATGAATATCGAATTTAACCTTTGGAGTTATGTTCGTAACATGTGTAAGTACGGCGATTTTTATCTTAGACTTTATATCAGTCCCGAGTACGGAGTTTATATGATTGAGCCAATTAGTGCTTATAATGTAACCCGTGTTGAAAACAGTGATTTGTATAATAAGAACTATATCAAATTTCAAGTCAACCTACCTGACGGTGGTAAGGTCGAAGATCTTGAAAACTATCAAGTAGCACATTTTCGTTTATTGAGTGATAGTAACTTCTTGCCATATGGTAAGAGTATGTTGGAAGGTGCTCGTCGCGTTTGGAAACAATTGAGTTTGATGGAAGACGCAATGTTGATTCATCGTATTATGCGTGCTCCTGAAAAACGTATTTTCAAGATTGACGTTGGTAATATTCCTCCAAACGAGATTGACTCATATATGGAAAAGTTGATTGCTAAAACCAAAAAGGTACCATATATCGATGAAAAAAGTGGTGATTACAATCTTCGTTTCAATCTTCAAAACATGGTTGAAGATTTTTATCTTCCTGTTCGTGGTGGTGATAGTGGTACCAGCATTGAATCTCTTAGTGGCATGGAATTCACTGGCACGGACGATATTGAATATCTGCGTAAGAAAATGATGGCTGCTCTCAAGATACCTAAGGCGTTCTTGAGTTATGATGAAGATTTGAGTGGTAAAGCTACATTGGCACAAGAAGATGTTCGTTTTTCTCGTACAATTCAACGTATTCAACAAATTCTTATCAGTGAATTGACCAAGATTGGTATTGTACACTTGTATGCACAAGGATACAGAGATTCAAGTTTGGTTGATTTTAGTTTGGAACTTACCAATCCATCAACGGTATTTGAAAAGGAAAAGATCGACATTTGGTCAAATAAGGTATCTGTCGCTAAAGACATGTTGGATAATAAGTTGTTTAGTAAAAAGTGGGTATACAACGAAATTTTCCATATGTCAGATGATGACATGAACAATATCAAAAACGATATTGTTGATGACGCAAAACAGACATACAGATTTAAACAGATTGAAGAAGAAGGTAATGATCCTGCCAAGTCATTCCAAAAAGTTAGTCCAGAAGAAGGCGGTGGCGGTGGCGGTGGTGGAGGCGGTGAAACCGGTGGAGAAGCTGGCGGTGAATCCGCTCCTGCTGGTGGAGGAGAAGCTGGTGGTGCAGAAATTCCTACATTGAAGGAAAAGTCAAAGCCAGACTATGAACGTCCGTCTCAAAAAGGATTGAAAAAGGCCAGTAATTATCCATTCGGAGAAGATCCACTCGGTCATCTTGAAATGAATAGGGATTTTAAAGCAGATAGATCCCCAAATCATAAGTTCACAGGATCTTCACCGTTTAGTCTTGAAAGTATCAATAAGGAATTGACTACTTTAGACTCATATCTCAAGACTGCAAAACAAGAAAAACAAACATTGATTTCCGAAAATAAACAAAAATCCATGATGGATGAATCTAACATACTAGAATAATACAATTATGGGAGTTTCATCAAAAATTGATATATTTATAAATTATAACTACTAATATGCACAAAGCGAAGCATTCAAAGTTCAAAAATACGGGAATTTTGTTTGAGCTGCTTACCCGTCAAATAACAGCAGATATTATTGGGGGTAAGGATGAATCAGCTGCCAAACAAATTCTTTTTAAGTATTTTTCTGAGAATACCGAATTAGGTAAAGAGTATCAACTATACAATTTCCTACTAAACGAAAAAGCTAGAGATGCCTCTCACGCTGAAAGAATAATCAGTGTGGTATTGGAATCACGGGCACAATTAGATGACAAACGACTAGCACAACAAAAGTACGATTTGATCCGTGAGATAAAAGAAATCTATCCAATTGATAGTTTCTTAAAAGCCAATATCAAGAATTATCGTATTTTTGCATCCATTTATAAAGTCTTCGAAAATAAGACATCATCCAAGTTTGACGTTAAAGAAGTAGTTCAATCCAGAGAATCCATCATTGAGTCTTTGTGCAAAACAGTAACTAAAAAGTCTGATAATGATGAAGGATTGTTGGAATACTATAAACAACAAAGCGAGGATATTCGTCTTCTCGCATACAAATTGTTGTTGGAAGGTATGAATACCAAGTATAAGGATTTTGATGACAATCAAAAGAACCTTATTCGTGAATACATTCTTAACGTATCAAATACCAATTCTCTTTCCAAATACGTTTGTGAAGAAATTGAAAAGATTAAGAAAATTATATCAGATTCTACATCCAAGATTAAAGATAATCAAGTTGTTTATATTAAACTTACAGAAATCACTAATGTTTTGGATAAAGTAAAACCTTCTACTGTTGTCAAAGACAATCATATTATGGCATTATTATTGTCATATGAATTGGTCAAAGAACTTAATAACTTGAAATAATATGAGTAAAGAAAAGAAACCAGAGACTCCAAATTTGATTACCGGAGAAGATGAAGCCAAGTTGAAAGAACTTATCAAGAAATTGATTAAACAAGAACTACAAGATCTTGATGAAACATCAACAACTAGTGGAACTGGTGGAACTGGTGGAATTGATGGCATTAAAACTCCACGTGCTTTTGCAGCGCCTGGACAACGTGGTAGTAATAGTGCAACTAAGGCTACATTGAAACAAAATCCCGGTTCAAAGCTTGCAGAAAAAGAAGAAGAACTTGACGAAAAGAAGGCACCAAAGAAAAAGAAGGAAGTTAAGAAGAAAAAGCCAGATGCAGATGGTGACGGTGTTCCTGATTGGGCTGATAAACATCCCGGTAAAGATGACGCTGACTTTGAAAAGAAAATTTCAAAAGCAACACCAGATCAAAAGACCAAGTTTATTAGAACAATAACCAAGGGCATTAAAGATCTTACTGAAAAGGAAAGTAAGTTAAACGAGGCGGTATCTCGTTATATTCGTTTGAAAGAAAATCCTAAGAAGAATTCTTATAAGGTTTCTTTGATTACTCAAGAAATCACAAAGATGCTTAGAGAAGTAGACTTTTTAATGAGTGTTAACCATAAACTTAAGACTGAGATGGAAGTTCCAAATGAAACTTTGTGGAAACGTACATCTGATAGAATGGCTGAAATCAAAGCTAGACTCAAGTCTATTGGTGAAAAACTAAGAAAAATACAATAATATGATTTCACTTGTCAAATTACTTACCGAGGACGAAAACGATCCTCAACATTTTGGTACATCGACTGCGGGCGGTCAACCATTGCCTGCTACTTCTGTAGACTATAATGTTAGTTCAGATTTTAGTGATTTTGAAGCAAAGATTGCAAGAACAACGGCTGAATCAAAAGCAGCATTCTTACAAAATTTGAACAATAGAGTTTTGGGTAAGAAGGTATCAATACAAGCATCCAAAGGATACGGTCAACCTGTTCGTGATTATGAAATCTCAGTAACAAGTACCAGTCTTGACTATTTTTATGATCGTTATGTAGTAATTCTACGTGACGAGGATGATAAGGAATACTTTTTGAAGCCCGGATTCAAGATTACAATTTTGGGTCAAGGTGAACCATTAAAGATAGAAAAGCCTAAAGAACCAAAAACTGCTGAACCGGGAACAAAAGCAACAACAAAAGGTGGACAAGTTGCAATTCAAACCGCTAAGCCAATGCCACAAACACAATACGTTGCACAACCACAACAGAAAAAACAAGCTTAATTATGGATAAAACAGTACAAACAGGTTGGATTTTCTTTGAACCAATTGGTGGACAGTT